AATGGATGAGACCACATCTACGAAAGAAAAAGCGGCATTGCTTAGTAAAGAATTGGGTAGCATAGGTGGCGCAGCTCTTGGTGGCGCAGTTGGTGGTTTGATAGGAACCTTAGGCATGCCCGGCATAGGTACTCTTACTGGAGGTGTATTGGGTGCTTTAGCTGGTTCGTGGTCAGGAGAGGAATTGGGAGAAAAGTTTGCCAATTGGATGTTAGGTGTAGACGATTCAGCATCAGAACCCTCAGAACCTGTGGCAGCAGCCGGTGGAAATAAAAGACGACGAGGTGCTGGTGCCAAACCTTCTCAGGTTAGTAGTAGTGTCACGTCAGCACCGTATCCTCAGTCTGGTGTTAAGGTTGCGACAGCATCTAGTGATATGTTTGCCGCTCAGGCGCAACAAAATATCGTGGTGGTAGACAATAGTAATGTCAGTAATAATGTCAGCACTCAGGCAGGTGATGTTAGTTTCAGCGGAACCACTGGTTTCGACTTCTATGACCCAATGATGGGTTCTAGAACTGCATAAAAAAAAGGGGGAACTTTCGTTCCCCCCGAATCCAAATATCTGGATTAATCTTCAGCAGCCATCTTCGCGAAATACGACAGAGTATCATCAGTCGATTCGGCGACAGGCGCCTCGGCAGCAGGAGCTGATACAACCGTTGGTTCTGACGCTGAACGAATTGGAGCAGCTTCTGCCGATTGGGCAAGTGCTTCATTCTTCAGAGTAGCACCGTTTCCAGTTGCTACTCCTAGGACAGTATCCAACTTAGCCTTCAAATCATCATAAGACTTGAACCAGTTCGCATCAAATGCGTTCGGGTAGTTTGGTACTTGGAACTCATTCAGGTCATACAAAGAGTTATAGGTGGATTCCAACCTAGTCTCGTCTGCCTCAAACAGAGCAGTAGGAGATTTGAAATCTGACTTATCATAGTTGCGGTATCCTGCGACATTACGAATCTTCAATTCGAAGTTCGCACCAGACCAGAAATCGAATGGATTGACCGGAGTCTCGCCAGGAAATTCTGGTTGCATCATATCCATGATCTTGTCAAAGATTTTCTTACCGAACTCGTAGATCATTACCTTGCCATTGTTGGCTGGGTTTGCGGGATCATTAACGACTAGGATGTTAGTAACGTAGTGTAGACGACGCTTCTGACGACGGGCAGTCTCTTTATCTTCTTCGATACCAGAGTTCCATAGACGAGAGTTTAACTCACCTAATGGGTCGTTCTGACCTAGTGTAGTCAATGAACGTTCGATGTACCACTGACCGGTTGGGCCTTTAAAGGCATGATCCCAATAACGTACCCACGGTAGGTCTTGACCTTCCATCGCGGGTAGAAAACGAATGATAGCGTAACCATTACCTGCTTCATCAACAGTAGGTTTCCACTTGCGGTCGTCTTGGTATTTGTTTGTGTTGGTTGCCTGACCGGATGCTTCGGTAGCAGCGGTAACAAGCTTTGAGATATCCATAGATTTGGATTTTAGATTTGCGAAAGACATAATATTTCCTTTAGTATTAGGATTACTTAAATATAAACAATGGTCGTATGAACAATGTATGTGATTGCCTCTAGGGCACTGCTATTTATAACACATCTAAAGTGTTAAGTTTTGGTAGAAAGTTTAACTGCCGAGCTTCTGCTTCGAGGTTTTCGATTATTGGGACAGTAAGATATTTTTTAATGTCCTCTACCTCTAGACCTTGAACTTCACAAAGATGAACTATAGTATCCATATAACTCATACGATGTTTGAATACGAACTCTTCTATGTTGCGAGAGAAGGTTTTCCTATCCAAAAAGTTGGCAGCGTTCTCTGCCTTTCTATTCATCCAGTACACCAACCGATAAAACATTCTCTACTTTAAAAGAGCGCCATGCTTGTTTATCGATTGCGAAAGCACGAATTACAGACTTGTTGACAGAGTAGTCAGCGTTAGTCTCGGATACTTTAGGTTGCTCGGTAACAGGTAATAAATTAGTCGCTAAGGTACAAGGCATTACTCGCGTCTCGCCATTAACCTTAGTGAACGTCACCTCTAGAATGTTTTTCTTGAGGGTATCCATAAGTGAATCATATTCGAATGTTTTAGAATCGGTCATATTCAGCGTCCTCTTCAGATACTTCGGCGTCGGCATGAACATACTTGAGAAAATCTTCGTTGCCGTCAAGCATTACAATAACGGTTTCAAGACACTTCAACACATTTTCCATGTTACCGATGACTTCATCATCTTTGGTTTCTTTTTGAGCTTCTTCAGCATAATCCTGTAGAGACTCGATGTACACGATACGTAAGAACTCACGTGAGATAAGAGTTACATCGTTTTTAGGGTATCGACCTAAGTCAATTAAGTTTGGTGATTCAGACATTAATTCCATTCCTCGTTAGTGTTTGCTTTATAAACATCATTAAAATGAGCATTGACATATTTGTCAGTGTCATGCCAACTAATGTTGGACTTATAGTCTTGGCGGTCTAACGCCGAAACTTCTTTCGCGAGCAGTAGATTAGACCTACGTACTTTTGAACTTTTCTGTACTCTGAGAGTAGCACGACGAATCATTGCGTATCTCATTACTTTATCTACAGCCATTATACATTAATCCTTATCTTGTGTCAAGTAAAATTTACCGGTCTTCTTAGCTTCCTTTTTACGGTCAACATGTACCGCAGCGACATTATACTTTCTAGCATACTTAGCAACTGGATTTGACTTTTTCATTTTGTCCTCAATCTTCATTTACGAGATCCGACCAACTCTTTAGTTTTATTCGTTTCTCTGCTGAATACAAATCTAGGTCGGTATAAGACACGAGGTCGTATTCTTGGCAAAGGTCGATCATACACTGAAGGTCACCGAGTTCTTTGGCGAACCGCTCAAGAGTGTCATGGTCTTGACCAAATCGTTTTAGTTTAGATGCCATCTGAATAACTTCAGCACACTCTTCCTGAAGAATCGTTAAGAGTTCAGTACAACTATCATTGTGTCTCAACATCTTAGAGTCCCATCAATGTGTTGTCGCGGAAATACAAACCGGTAGGTGGAGTTAACTTACCAAGCATTGCCCAGTCTTCTGCCTTTAACGCGGGGACATATTGTCCGTATTGGTCAGCAAACTCTTTACCCATCTCGTTGTATTCGTTAAGGTACTGAAGAGCTTCTGCGGCAGCAACTTTGGCATCCTTATTCTCAAAAGTCTTTTCATCATAACGGTTAGTCAGTTTTGGTTTAGCAACAAATTTAAACATAATATATTCTCTCTCAATCAATTAGGTGGCTATTATACTTCTTTCAGAAACAAATGTCAAGGGCTTATTTAGCTTTAGATTCTTTTAACTTCCTAAATTGCCATCTTAGAAACCATTTCATTCGCCGGAAGTACTCTTTCGAATCGTAGTCAGGGTATTTTCCGTCATACCCTTCACACTCTTCACAATGAAGTGTCCACTGTTTAAAACAAAATTCTCTGAAAGTCATTAGTAGTACCAGCTGTTGTAGTGTTCTGCTTCCGCAGTAGTAGGACGGGCGCAAGAGTAAGAAGAAGTCTTGAAACCACCGTAGTTGTCCAGACGTTTCTTCATCTCTTCGCCAATGAAAGAGTTGGGAACCGCACGAACATTCTGACAGTCATAACCTTCTGAACCTTTGACAGTCTGAGACGCAATCTCACGAACGATCACAGTCCGAGCAGTAGGTTTCGCAACAACTTGGTAGAGATCGACTTGAGTCTGTTCGTAACCCCAAGAGTCAACGAACAGGTCACCGACCTTAACGCCGGCGGCAAGTTCTGCTGCCTTGACTTTCTGCGCTTCTTTACGTTTTGCGCGATACTCGGTAACAGCGAGACGATTATCAATGAACTCTTGTTGCGCTTCATACATGCGTTCAACACTACGGTAACGAACGTGGTACTCAGTCTTGTAACCAAGACGGGCACGAGGAGCAAGACGGTCGCACTTGGCGATCATACGTTCTTCATCAATAGTAAGAATAAGGTCGTGTTTCGCGAACAACTCAATCATTTCATTTTTCATAATACATCTCTCTCAATCAATTAGGTAGCTATTATAACATAACTGGGAACAATGTCAAGGGCCCTAGCCAAAATAATTTAAATATTTTTCTCACGCAGGTGTCTTATTTTTGCTTCAACGATATCAAGAACACATAACTCAGTTCCCCCGATGTGCCACTTATAGAGTTCTCCGCCTCTACTTTTAACCCCACCGTCATAATCTTTCCAGTCATACACAGTGATCGGAGTTTCTTCTCCGTAGAAGTTATATCCAACGAACTCCCATTCGGTACAAATCTTATCTTCTACATCAAGCGCATCACGAAGATAGGTAGGTTCTCCAAGAACCTCGACTAACTCGTAGTAAGTGGCGTCAATGTAACCTTTTAAACTAGTCATCATAAAACCTCAAAAATAATAAATGGTGGGAGGAGCAGTGAACCGAAGTTCCTATTCCTGATTCCAGATGTCTCGGAGACAAGCAGTGAACCCCGAAGGTTCTTAATCAGGAGACCAGACCTCCCCATCAACAGTAGCTATTATACACGATTCAGCTACAAAAACAAGGGCTTTCTTAGAACAATTTGTTATATCAACCTAACTTCTTATTTCTTTTTAGTGGCAGGAGACTTCTTCTTAACGGGGGCCTTTGCGTTAAAGGTCTTTCGTTTGACAGTAGGTTTCTTAACAGTAGGTTTCTTCTCAGGTGTCTCTACGGGAGCCTTAACAGTTTTCCGCACCTTCCTTTTGGGTTTTGTCACAGTTTTCTTTGGTTGAGGAAACTTTTTAGACAGAAACTCATTGACTGATAACCCGCACGTTCTCAACTCCTTTATAAAACGTCTGTGGGAGTCCATGTCCCACCCGTGAGCGGGTTCCAAGAACTCACCGTAATGATCCATCACAATATCAGATAATCGCTCACACTCCAAGGTATCCTTGTCGTAGAGGTACCTAACCTTACGGTCGTAATTCAACTTAACAATCTTTTCCATTATGCCACCAACTGAACCCGACCATCAAACTCGGTTATACTCATCTCAAAGGGAACGATCATTTCAATACCAACTCGGTTAATATCGAACCGGTCAGAACCGCTGCGAGAGTCAGTCACATATACCTTGTAACCATGACACATAGGAACACCATTGTCGTAGAACATCTCACCCTTCTCAATAACACGACCTACCAGATAACTGTCGGGACGGCCGTCCATTGGTCGGAAGTCAAGCGCTTTAATCATATCACCAACATTCGCTACATTCTCAAATCTCAACATTATATTAAATCTCCTATCTCAGCTAATCGGTTGGTGATGCGTCGGTACTCACTTTTGTAGTACGTTTCGTTATAACACTCCGCAGCATCAATCAACATTACAAGGTCGTTCATCAAATCACCAATTTCACTATCAATCATTTGTAACCTCCCCACCTTACCCACGCATACTGAGGTTTCTGACAAAATTGTCCTATCTCATCAAAACCCAACACAGTGTATCCGTCTAAAGGATCGGTACCTGCTTCATACTCAACGAGATCCCAACCCGCTTTAAACAACTTGACTTCTTTGATATCTTCAATAAGGCGAACTTGCATAATATATTCTCTCTCAACTCAATTTGTACAGCTATTATACTTCTTTTAGAAACAAATGTCAAGGGCCTGAAGCTAAATAAATCAACAATTCCAGATATAAATCTTATCCTGTTTCTTCTTACCTTTCTTCAACGAGTCAACTTTCTGACCCATCTGTTGTTTGAGGTCTTCCTCATCATGACATACCGGTAACCCAAATGATACCGCATCCTCATACATTTTAGGTGATATGTTAAAACAGACGTGACCACCCGTCTTTATGTTATCGACGCATTTCTGCCAGAGAGGTATAAAGAATTCGGTGTAGAACTTCTCATCAGATTCCCAAGGTGTCATATGTTCATATATTTCTAAGTTAACATAAGGAGGGGAAGTAAGTACAAAGTCATAGTCCAGTTTACTGAAATCTACATCAAGAGCACTCTCCCAAATCATATCAAGTTTAGATTTGTCTTCGTCAGGGAACAGAGTGTTTTCAAGTCCGGACTCTTCGTTTAAGAATGTCATCATGTCATCATAGGCATCAACCATTTCCACGTTAGTATCGATACCCGTGTAATCAATCCCTAAACTCCACGCACCTAACATTCGACCACCCCATCCAGCTGTAGGGTCTAGTACACTCTTTGCGTTATACTTTCGATAAAGATACTTGGCGGTTGTTGCCTTGAACATGACAATCGAACCCAAGTTGATTCTAAAACATTCGAAGACATTACCGGCAGGTGTCCTACCTCCACGGTTTCGTTTCTTGGTAGAGTCAATCAGTTTGTCCCATTGCTCTTTGTCGCTGTGGATATCATAGATAGTTTTACCATCTTGACGTTTACACTTTAATAGGTTTTTTAATTGGAAGTGATATAGGAATGGATTGCCCGAGAAGTTATTAGAATTCGCTACGGCGTCGAATTTGTTGAGATTAAACAAATCCTTTCTGAGTCCTGCCACATCGATATTCTTATGATTCTCGATATCTTCGACTGTGACAGAATCCAAATGTAGATTGACTGGTTTTAATTCAACTTTAGACATTAAATAATCTTGATACCTTTTCTTCGGATAATGTGCGGTTTGCGTGTTTGAAGTAATCTGAGAACTTAGCACCACCAGACTGAGTCCACATGTTCCGTAGATAAAAGGCAAGACCTCTACCTTGGTAGTCGGCAGCCTTGAGTCTGGCATTAAATTCGGCAACTCGTTTCATACTTTCTTGTTCGAATTCCTCAATGATTCTTCGCTGCTCTTCGTTTACAATATCTTCGCCCATGTACATCGTAGTCTCATTAGACTTTTCTGAACAGAACAAGTAGACATAACCATCTTTAGGCAGCCCACCATTGTACATAGGAGCATTGTTTTTACTACTCTTACATTCTAATAGAACTACGGTATTGTCTACTTTAAATACGAAGTCCGGAGAGTTGTGTGTACCGGTGGGTTGGGTGAAGTATACATTGTCAGGAACACTATCATGGTGCTCACCTCGCAACAGAGCATCTCGGAAGTCAACGACACTAGTAAATCCTAGACTAGACGCTAGTTCTTTGAAGTCACTCTGAACTAATGAATTGCTCACTAGCACATCTTCTACGGCATCTTCGTGACTCGCTACATTGTGTACAGTACCGCTCACCGCCTGATAGTTTCTGAAGTAAGGTAATGCGATTAATTGATCGTGTATTGCTTTTGATAGATTCATAGTATACTCTCTCACTCAATTAAGTAGCCATTATAACACATGTTTCGATTACTTGTCAATACATTTATCACTTACACGCTAAATAAATTTCTCTCTCAGTACCATACGCCTCGTGCTCCCAAGGATGGTCTCTATAGGCAACTCCAACATACTCAACACCATCAAAGGTCTGCTTCGTAGTCAGACAAGTCTCGCCATCATCGTTTGTTCTCAAAACGAATCCATTATTGATCAGTCGACCAGATGCCATCTGTTTTGCGTGAACCATTTCGTGGGCAATATTTACCATCAGATCTTCCATAGGGATTCTACCTTCAGAATCACTGCGAGCAAGTTCAATAAAAACCTCTTCATCATCACCGTTACAGTAACCACCGGCATCACCATCACAACGGGGTTTGAAGTCTAAGTCAAACAAACATTCTTCAAACTCATCCAGACCTAAGTGACTGTACACTCGACCTACGTAGTCTACCAGCTTCTGACTGGTAGTACCCTGAACAATCATGTTATACATTATAATGTAATCTCAATTCGTTCTGTAGGAGGATTCAACTCTCTGAACCCTTTAGACTCAAGAATCTCACGAACACGTTCACGGTCAAGAGTGTCACCGCCACCCCAATGATCAGCAATGTCCATACACTTGACAGCGTACTCAAGGATAGCTTCTTGGATATCAGGGATACCACACCCAAGGTCGTATATGCCATCTTTGCCATAGAACAAGTGGACATAGTCACGGAAGTCATTTAACGCAGCAGGAAAATTCATAATCATCTCTCTCTCAATCAATTAGGTAGCTATTATAACATAACTGGACACAGAGTCAATAGCCTACTTAGAACTATTAAGCATATCGATATGCGCTTTTATTTCTTTTCGGTTTAACTTGCGAAACTTGCGTCGTGATACACCCCAAGATTTCAGGGGAGCGGTGAATACCTGAAGGATTCCGGTATTGCGAGGAACGTAACCTATGAGGTCAGTGCCTTTGGTTACATAAGTGTGGTTAGGTACATAATCATAAGTACCCCAGTCAGTAATTTCTTCGCGCCACATAAAGTGACAGGCATCTTCATACGTCATCAACTAATCTCCAACATTCATAATATCTTCTAATACTAGATAGGACACCATAATAGTCATCCTGATTATCTGTGCTAAACGCTAACCACATCACCAATATGACACGGGCGAAAAACATTCTCATGACATCCACTCAGGGGTCACCGCATTTTTCCAAGTAGCAAAGGCACTCTTCTCTTCACGATAGTAGTTACGATACCCGTCAACTACGTCATCGCGTTTACAATGGTCAGGCATACACTGCGGCATCACTGATTCATGTGCGGTCTGTTTGATATTCTTAGGTGCGAGCCACAACATGGAACCTAAATCTGTATAGGTCTTATGAACACGTCCATAACGACGTTCGTATTCTTTGGCAGTTGCCTGAAAGTGTTTGTACAACCAACGATAGTTCTTGTCATTCTCACGACACCAGATGTTTGATGGGTGATTCACGTGAGATGCTTTATATAAAAGTCTCTCTATCGCGTCACCCGCAAGTCGCCAACGTTTGATGTTACGACCATTCTTAGTCTTATCGGTGTACTGTTCGCCATCAAGTATACGGTGCGCAGTAGAGAGTAACTGACCATACTCAGTGACCATCTTGACTACGTGCTTGTCGCACATCAACTGCGCGGCCTGTACTGGATCGTTATCTAACTTAAAAATGTTCAATCGTCATCTCCCATATTTTTAATTTCTAACCAGATGGCCATGAGTATAGAGATACCTACTAAGCCAAGAACCTCACTAAGCGTGAACGATAAAAGAGTATCAATAAGCATATTTTTCTCCGTAGATTTCACCGAACACTACATCAACTTCTTGGGCAGTCAGAGTATCGTCAACAACAATACAATCGACATCACCGTTAAGCAATAGAAACTCCATCTTGTTAACAAACACATCCTTCGTGGGGTTGTAGTAGTAGGTCATGGTGTTCTCAGTCTTATTCTTATAAACGGTCATAGGGAGATCCATTACACAGTTACCTCAGTATTGAAGATTTCACGCTCTTGGTACATACCAGTCACCTCGGTACTTTCTTTACGGACAACAACATAGGTATTTTCATACCCATAACTTTCGAGTTGCTGTTGGTAAACGAACGCGGTTTGGCGATCATAACATGGGGTGAAGAAACCAGCAAGTGGTTTGTCGGTCTCGGCACATCGAACAACATAGGTAATCTCTGACATAATCTTCTCACTCTTCTCAATTTGTACAGCCATTATACTTCTTTTAGAAACAAAAGTCAAGGGCCTACGCTAAATTAATTTTAATAACATTTAGATTGGACATGGCATCACTATCGAGAAAGTGTCTGTCCATAGGTTCAGGGCCGGTGGCAATACTGTAGTAGTCAACACCATCGCCGGCAATGTCTTCATGAACAAACACTATCTGACCTGAAAGGACACCACGAGGAGTGTCCCATTGAATTGTGTCACCAACTGAACCGTACATTATGCTCTCCTCTTACGTGGTTTAAAACCTAGATATTCCATCGCTGCCAGCGGAGAGGATTCTTCACTCAACTCGATATAATCTTCAACTGAAGTAGTCTTACAAAGGAAGTTAACCCACGACTTCCAAGGTTTAGAACCGTACTTGAATCGCGCAATGAAAGTTGGTTGTGGCTTACCGTGCCAAGATGGGTGGCAGTCAGGTCTTGCTACTTCCATGTTGACAGACTTAGTGTGACGACCCTGATACATTAGGTACATACCGTCCCAAGTGAAGTCTTCTTTGTTGAATCTAGTCATAATCATTTACTCTCTTATCTCAATTTGTACAACCATTATACAATACTTCTTTTGAAAACACCAGTGGTAAACGTGACCAACCGAGAAGTGTTGGTCATCAGATATTTACGCTACCATTTCCGCGAAACAAATTCCCGTAGATAGGTTCTCTACCTCCAGATGTTCCATCGCGTTACTGTTTAGTGACACAGTAGTTTTCTCAGTTCGGACAATATAGAAGTCAGCGTTAACTTTTTCAGAAGCAGTCGGAAGGTCACGGTGAATAAATGATACAGTACCCTCTTGGGTCTGCAATCCAGTTCTCCAACGAATAGTTTGACCGACTCTAGCAAACTTCGAATGATAGACAATGGTGTCCATCTTAGCATGAGCGACACATAACGAATTCGGATTCGGGAAAGTATCTTGCGCTTCATACGCTTGCAACTTAGTTGCGTAAGGGCCCGCCTTGCGGAGATTGGTACTGATCGTCATAACATAAAACATAATATCACCTCTATCTAATAAGTCCCTATTATACTCGCGTTTAAAGCAATAGTCAATACTATTCGCCATTTATTTCATGAATAGTCCCTATCCATTCAATTGATATTCGTAGACCAGACCTTTCAAATTATAAATATCAGATACACTAATAATAAAAAAAACTAGGTGTAATATGATCGACCCTATAACGGCTGTGGCTATGGCGACATCTGCGTTCAAGACTGTTCAAAAAATGGTTGCTATGGGACGTGACGTGGAAGATACCTTTGGCCAGATGGGCAAGTGGTACTCAGCCGTGTCAGATTTCAACGAAGCTAAACGCAGAGCATTAAATCCTCCACTATTTCGAAAATTGGTAGATAGGACATCAGTAGAAGAAGAAGCTCTCAACACACTCATCCAAGAGAAAAAGATTCAGCAACAAGAAGCTGAACTAAGAAGTCTGTTAACTTACGCATATGGCCCATCTGGTTATCAAGAACTTATCGAGATGCGTAGAAAGATTCGCGAACAACGAGAAAAGACGATCTATGCTCAGGAACGTAAACGAAAGAATCTTATTAGTAACACGATAAACATTTCAATGATAGGTGCTCTTGGGTACTTCCTATATCTTTTAATTTCTTTCATGTACAGTATCTGGCCACAATGATACACGCATTCGTTCTGACAGTGATGTTAAAGGGAGTCATCGTATCTAATGATATGTACTTCGCTAGCATTAATGTGTGTCAAGAATATGCTCATGCTATAGTACATGGAAAACATACGAACGTCCATCATAACAATATGGTGGGCGCTTACTGTATACCGACCAAAGTCGATCCATCGACAATTACTCTCTACGTCAAGTAATTAATCCATCATTTCAAAAGGGAAACAATCGAGGAACAGTTCACGTTCTAGACGATACGCTTCTTTCTCCCATGGCTGGTTGGTGTAAGCATAGTTGTCAGCGTTACGACCTTTCCATTTCCAGACACCGACAGCAGTCAACTCACCGCGAAGGAACTGGCGAGCGTGAACCATCTCATGAGCGAGTGCCTGCATTTGTTTTAGGAATGACTGGTCACGTCTAGCGATCTGGATTTCAGCATAGTCCACGTCACCTTCACATAGACCTTGCGCAGAGTTATCAAGTTGAGTCTTGAACTTGATAGTGACCATTCGCGAAGTGAATCGGTGAATCTTCAACGCACCCATAAGACGGGCGACGTACTCTTCAACGATCTCTGGTTTGGCGTGACGACCTTCAATACTATACATAACGACTCTCTCAATCAGTTAGGTAGCTATTATACCACCACTAACTACATTATACAACCCCAAAATCATCTTTTTTTAGAACTATTTGGAATATAGTGTAGTGTTTTATGATCATCTGCGCATATTGGCGTGGTCTTTCGCCTCTTGAGCGTCAATTATGGGTACCGCATTACTCTTGTGCATAGTACTGATACCTTTGACTAGAGTACCGGTGTAGTTCATTCTTTCTTTCTTTTGGGTATCATGGATACCACTATCGAGGGATTTATAAACCGGAGTGTCCCTTCGGTAAGGTTCTGACCTCACTTCCATCGGTTCGAACTTAATAGGAGTCTTCTTCTTAGTTGTCCATGCGTTGTATTTCTTCTTTCGACCAGAAGCATATGTTCTCATATTACCGTGCATCATAAAAAACCTCACTTACTGTAACTACTAAATACATGTAACAGTGCTATACTATCCAACCCTGTTTGGAATAGAGATTATAACACACAAATAAGCTTCTGTCAAATTTATTTGAGTATAAATAACACCATGAAAGATTATAACTTCGATTTCGGGTTTACTGCTGTAGATGAGACTGAACTAGATGCTGTTCAGGAGGCACTCTGTGCCGCCAATGAGAATTCTACGACGGCCAGTGAACTCGAACAACGTTTAGACAATCTGTACAATGCGGTTCAACCACTACTATCTAACCTAAAGAAGAATCCTGAAAAGGAGTATATCTTATGGCCGAACCGTCTTGATAAGATTGAAGAATTTGAAACCCACATTCAAAACATTTACATAGGACACTAACCCAATGTTTTACAGCCCAAAAAAAGAACTCATCCTCCGTGACTTGAATGAAGATGGTTCAGCGTTTTATCAATTTGTATATGGTGGGGAAAAGGAATCACTTGCCCTTGAATTGAGCACTCAGTTAAAAACTATTCTTCACGAAGACGGAAAATATTTGGCATACCAGAACTCGGATGTGAAC